GCATGCGAATCAGATGCCGTGATGTTGAAGCCCACATCACAGATCGAAACAGACGATGCCGTGATGTGGAATACGTTGATGCTGTCAGTTGTTGCCTGGATGATCGTATTGCAGCAACCGCCACCAACAATGGCGATCGCCTTCGCAATATCGATATCATTCGTAACGGTATACGTGCCAGACGCCAGCATGAGCGTGTCGCCAGCAGTCGCCGCTGTAACGTACGCCTCGATGTCGCCGCCGATCGGTACATACGTGATGTTGGATCCACTGATGGCGAGGTCTGAGACATCCACCAGACCGATAAAGGTAGCACCACTCAGCTCAGCCCATCGGGCATCGCCCTCTGCTCTGGGTAGCACAGCATTCGCGTTATCGGCAGGAGATCCTGATAGGGTTTGTGTAACAGCAGCAATATCATCACAACTCGTGATACTATTATTCCGCATATTTAAGTCATGCCAGTATGTAGCCCATATAGTAATACCGCCGTTAACAGGAGTCGTGGCTCCAGCAATAACGGCCATGGGAGCGATGATATGGGATTTTGCAGCTGCGTCTATACCATTGGCAGTTGCGGCCGTTACCGTGACGGCTACGCCTTCGTAGAGGAGGAACTGTGCGCCGCCGTTAAAGCCATCATCGGTAGCTGCGCCACCAGAGTTTGTAACAGACATATGGCGAACACTGATCTTCCCGCCATTTGTTGCTGTAAACGTAGCGGACCCCGTTGCACCTTGGAGATTTGTCACAGCATAATTTGACCCCTCAACGATCAACTGACGGGTTCCGCTGACCATATCAATACTGACATTCTCAGCAAAATCACCCGGACCCATTTTGATATGGGCATTAGTTTCGCCGCCAGTAAAGAGTGCGCTGACTTTGGTCAAAGCAGCTTGGAGAGTGAGGAGGGCATCATACGGACTCAATCCACCATTTGCATCGCTGCCGCCCTTATCGACGTAGTATGTATTCGTAAACTGTTTCGTGGTCAGATCCACAAGGTTCCCTGAACCCGTGAGATCAAAGCTGCCCATCGCCCAATCTCCAGTCGCTGGCCCATTCGATCCATCCTTGAGCCACCCCCCGCTACCGGCAGATCCTGTTTTGACCCCGTTCACCCACGAATCGGCAACGATCCACATCCCGGATAGCGCGAGTACGATGAGAGCAGCAATTATAGATTTTCGCATGATCAGTTCTCCCGTGTTCTGGAGACGCCCACGCGGAATGCGGTTCCAAGCGTATCCGTGACTGTGACAACGTGGCCAACATTCAGGTGGATCTGCCCACCAGATGGCATCCATACAAAACTTGCCAGAGACGTAGATGTCTGAGTCTCAAGCGTCGTTACCGCTGTCCCGTCATGGGTCGTGATTGTCAGCGTGACCGTGTTCGATGATCCGCTTACTGGGGTCGGCCAACTCACGGCAACACAATCCAGCGTATGCTGCTCTGCGGCCGTGTACGTGTACGTTCCTGAGGTTGCGGTCCCTTCCTCCGTCGGCATCCCGATCGCTACGGAGGCCGCCAATAGAAGAGTCGAGAGTAGAATGAGGGTGCGTTTCTGCATATCTGGCCTCCGTATGAAGAAAGGGGTTGCCCGGTTTTCTTCCAGGCAACCCCCTCCAAGCATGTCCTTAATCGTTCTCTACGATTCCGGCCGCTTGCAGTACGGCGAGGATTGCAGAGATGGCGATCTGGTTCGACGTGGCATCCCCGGCGCCAGTCGCCGGATATGTGACTGACGTCCGTCCAGCAACGTCCGCCACGTTGATGTCCACCGTGACGTAGCTAGCCCCGGTAGCGGCCGCCGCCGACGCCACTCCGACCCTCGGGTCCCCGGACGCCGGGGACGTGGTCGCTTGGCTGCCTGATACGCTCCAGTACACCACCGCGTCATCCGCGATGACCGAAGCATCCTTCGCCATCACCCATTGCCCGCTGACCGACAGCGTTCCGCTCGATCCATTCGAGATGTCTGCCAATACAATACCGATTCGCCCGCCGAGATCCACCACATCACCGGATGACTGATCGCTCCCGGTATCGTTGGTGTATGCCAGCGTTCCGCTTTTTTTCAGGAATGACTGAGCCATGACTCTTCCTCGCTTTCGTTGAGATGTTCTTGTTTGTTCCTAATGCCTATCTATCTCGATCTTCTTTGTCTTCGTTCCTGCTTAGGCGTCTACGCCGGTCTCCTTGTATGCGCCGATGTAGTCGATAGCCGCAACGCCGACGTCATGGCGGATCTTCCACACCCGTCCGTCCGCGTCAGTCTGGTCAGCCTCTTCCATGTACGGCTCCCGTACGCCGTTCAGGAACGCGACCTCGATCACCGGGTAGGTGTTCGGGTCCGCGAATCCGTAATAGGCCGTCGAGCTGTATCCGGTGATCCCGCTGTTCTCGAGCAGCGGTTCGACCACCGGCGTGAACAAACCCTGCACCGGGTTCGGCACGCCCGTGTTGTTCTGACTCGGATCGGATGTCGCGCCGAGGACCTGCCGGGCAACGAACTGGCCCGTCTGTCCTGTCAGCAGCGTCACCGGGTCCGGCGCCAGATATACGCTCTTGCTCTTGTCGGCCGCCAATGCGTGCATCATCGCCGTCTGCGACTGCATGCCCTGGATCATGTTCTTGATCCCGGCCAACCCATTGCTCAGGCTGGATAGCGCATAGTCGGTTTCCGCGTTCAGGTTCGCATGTCCAGTCCCGAACAGTGCCAACGAATCCGACGTGAGCGTCGGGTTCGAGAGCAGATGAACAACCGCCAGCACATTCGGCAGCCGCGCCCCGGAGCGCGCGAGCGCCGCAGGAATCGTGCTGAATGCATCCAGGTCGTCATTGATGATGGCCTGCCTGCTGATGTTCCACTTCAGCGCATACGTATACACCTGGATCGGGTTCCGACTCTCACTGATCGCGGTTGACTCGTACTTACCGGCCTCCAGCAACTGTTGCAGATCGCCCGCCTCGGACAGCTTGATCCGGTTCACCGATTTGAAATCGCGGACGGATCCGATCTTGCACCATCGTTCGTAGGTCGTCGGGACGGTGTTGTACGCATCAATGATCGACTTGTACGCAGACGAAGCCAGGATGTATGCGAAGTCTGACGTAGTGCCGGTAATCGCATCCGCACCGCGTATCCACAGTTTGACTTCTTCGCACCCAATCTTCGGTCCGCGCATGGCCATCTCACAGATCGCCCGCGGATCGCTCGGCACCCGTATCCCTGCGCGTTGCAGTGATGCCTTGGCCAACTCAATCAGACTCATGTGCGTCATCTCTTCGCCGCCATGTTCGCACTTGTCCGGCTTGATCCCGTTTGTCCGCAACTGGAGATACTCCACGGCTGCCCGGCCGAACTTCTGGCGATCGTCAACGATGACTTCCACCTGTCCGACTGGACTGTTCCGCGCTGCCACCAGATCGAGGATCTTCAACCCCGCCGCGTTTACCGTCAGGCCGGTATCCCGCACCATCTCCAGCATGGCCGCTTGGTCAATGCTGTGCCGCTGGCACAGTTCCGTGATCTTCCCGGATCGCATTGCTTCTGCCGCCACTGCTTCGCGGACTTCCTTCTTCACGTCGACCGGGTCCGCTGCGAGTTCTCGCGTCTCCGGTGCTGCGTTGTCGGTAACCTGGTCGTCATCCGCTGACGGACCGGCCCCGGCCACTGCATCATCCTTCTTCTTTTGCTTGTCCATGTCTCTCTTCTCCTTGTTTTCAGTTTCGGTTTCCTGCTCTCTTCCTACCCCGACCGATGGGTCCGCCGGGATTGGCGTAAGAGACGCTTCGTACGCCTCCCAATCAGTCGCTACCCAGGTGCCGCCATCCGGGTTGCCACTGATCCGCCCGCGATACGTCGAATTTTCATCTGGCAGAAACACTTCCTTGTGCACCGCGTATCCTACAGACACGCCGCGCAAGGATTTGTCGATCAGCACTTCCCGCTTCGCATCCTGTGCGATCCTGGTCGTGCCGAACTGGAGCCGCGCCCGGCCCATGTGCTTATCATCATCGCGCCATACCGCCAGCGGTGTGCCGACGATGGTCGAAGGATTATGGTTCTTCAGGATCGCTCCGGTTTCTGCGAGCCTTTCGAAATTCGCGTCTTCCGGGTCATGAGACAGGATCTCATCCGTCCCCCAGCGGCGCACCGGTTTTTCGGATGAGAACGAAATCTCGATCTCATCCGGTAATGTCAGCAGGTCCAAGCTCGCCCGCTCCCCGAGGTCAGGCAATTCTATCTTCGTCACATGCAGCGATTCCGAGGACCCCGTGCGCCGTGGTTTTGCCGGGCATACTTCGTACCCGCCACCCTCAACTTCCTTCATCTCGAATCCACCTGGGTGCCGCTCGGCGATTTTCTCTTTCGCTGCAATTCTGTTCATATTGATCTCCGTCTATGTTGATGCCGTTGCGGCGGCTTGCGCCTGTGCCGCTGCTTCCCCTTCATTCTCTGGATCTGCATCGGCATTCTCTGGATCTGCATCGGCCGGTGTATCGACTCCGTTCATGATGCTGTACGCTCCATCGCTCGTCAGCGTCAGGCCGAGCCGCTTTGCCCTACGCATGATCCGTGCCGTCAGCCTTAAGTTGTTCTCCCAGTCTCTGCCGGTCGCCATCATCGTCTCATCCGCCAATGTGCTGATCCCGGCCCTGACCCTGTCCCTCGCGGCATTCACTTCCTGCACCGGGTTGATCCCCACCGACCACCCGCTCCCGATCCATTCATGCCGGTACCAGTTCACCGCATTGAACGACCCAGGTTCTTTCAGCTTTCCGGCAAGAATCGCATACTCAATGAACGCTCGCCACACAGGCGCACAGAACTTCCGCGTGAACCACGCTTGTCGCGCACTGAACATCTGGTAATCCATTTGCTGCGCGAGGCGCCCGCCAGCAAACGTGGACTTCGACGTATCCCTGGTCATCGCCTCATACGACAATCCGCCCCGGATCCCACTGGCGATCTTCCGGTTGATGTGCTCGGTGAACATCCCGAACGTCACGCCCGGCTTCTGCGGCTGTACCACTTCCAGGTCGGCCCCATGGGGGAGTACCCCAATCATCCCCGCCTGTAGGTTACTCATCGGGTTGCCGTCTGTATCCGTCGGTGTTGTGCTGTTATTCCCCGGAAGCCAGTCTACCTGGGATGTCGTGACGCCGGGTGCGTTCTTGATAAACACGCTGAAGCAGGCCGCCACCTTGCAGCCGAGCAGTTCGTAGTCCACGTATTCATCGAGTTGGAAAAACTTGTTCATCACCGGCCCAAACATCGGACACCCTCGGAGTTGCCCCGGCCGTTCCCGGTCGAACAAGTGGATCATGAATTTTGCCTCGTACCGCTTCGATACCCCCGGCGATCCGAACCAGTATGCGACCGGTCTGTTCGTGACCGAGTCCGTTTCAACACCCATCGTCACCGTGTTCTTTCCGTTCTTGGTCTTCGAGACATCCAGATTCTCAGGCTCAAGGAATTCAAGGTATATCGGAACCTTGTTGTTGCCCTTGTCCACCACGATGTGGCAGAACACTTCGCCATCCTCGGCAAGTTTCTTGATGGCCAGGTTCTGGCATTCGACGAAACTCTCTGGGGATGAGACGCTTCCGTGGATATCGCAGTCCATCGACCAGTCATCCCAAAGTATCTCAGCCCGGTCATTCCACTCCGTCATCTCCTTGAACTCGACATGGACTTCATCCGTCATGTCGTCCCGCTCCGTTTCCAAGGTGGCCACCGTGGATTGCGGATGCAATCCCTTTCCGACAACATAGTGCTGGAGCGCATTGATCACCGCCTGTGCGTCTCCATTGTTCCTGACCAGCCACCGGCACCGGTGCCTCATTATATTCAGGTCGGATTTCAGAAACGTATTCGCATCACCTGACGTTGCATTCCAGTTGAATGCGTTCGTGCGGTCGGTATTGGCCCCCGTGTAGTACGCACGCTTCGCCTGCATGTCGAACAACAC